TGCCGACCGGGCTGGCCGTTCGATTGGATCGTGGATGAAACCCATCCTGAAGATCCAGCGGAATGGAAGCGAGATCTCTTGCTTGGCAAAGATTCGCTGAAAGTTTCCTATGACGTCGCAATCGGCAATGTGATCGCCACGCCGCCCTTTCCGTATGACGAGCATGACGACGGCCAATGTATGGGCATGCCGGTGCAGACGCCGAAGAACTGGCGAGGGATTCACCCCGTCAACATGATGTTGGACAAAGGTCCGGCCATGGAGGGCGAGAAGGTCGTGGAGAAGGACATCTTCAAGACGACGGGCGATTACGTGATGGTTTGTGTTGGCATCGGAAAGACGGTCATGGCCGCGAAGAAGGCGACCGACAAGATCATCGGCCAGATACAGGTGCCCAACATGATTGTTCGCAACGACATCGGCATGGGACTGGAAAAGGTGCTACCTACGCTGCACAAACTGGGCTATGCCGAGAACATGGAGTTTGACGCATGACGACTGTCGCCGCCTCCCAAGTCCCGAAGCCTCAGTTCTTCGACCCGAGCACCGGAGCGCCACTGGCTGGCGGCTTGTTGTTCACTTACGCTGCAGGGACCACGACCAAACAGGTCACCTATAGCAATCCGGACACCCTGACGCCGAACACGAACCCCATCGTGTTGGATTCGACGGGTTCGTGCGTGTGTTTCCTGGACGCCACGCTGCAATACGAATTCACGCTATCTCCTGCGGGCGACACCGACCCGCCCACGAATCCGATCTACAGCGTGGATCAAGTGGGATATGCGGACATCTTGCAAGGATATGCCCCTCTTGCGAGTCCGGCCTTTACGGGCAACCCCACGGCGCCGACACCGACCGCGGGAGACAACAGCACCAGCATCGCTACCACGCAATTCGTGGATCAGGCGATCACCAATGCGCAAGCGTCGCCATCACTTTCGGGGACGCCGGTCGCCCCCACGGCATCGCCTGGAACGCTCACGACACAGATTGCCACCACGGCGTTCGTGGGAGCGGAGATCGCTCGAGCCCAATCCATGCAGGCTTTCACTTCGTCGGGTTCATGGACGGTCCCTACCGATGTGACCAAAGTCAAATTCCGGGCATGGGGCGCTGGTGGCGGCGGCGGCGGGTCCACGGGCACCTCCACTGCGGGAGGTTCCGGTGGTGGTGGTGGTGGATATTCCGAAGGTGTGCAGACGGTAACACCTGCAGGGACTCTGACGATCACCATTGGAACGGCAGGATCGGCCGGATCTGGCGCGGCCAACGGGACGGCGGGATCGTCCACATCGATTACGGGAGGCTCCGGCACGGTCACATGCAATGGCGGTGCGGGGGGTGTGTACGCCACCGGAACCAGTGCGGTTTATGGAGGTACGGGAGGGTCCGCCTCGGGAGGATCGGTCAATTTCCAAGGAAGTGCAGGCGGAACGGGCTTTTTCTATGGTTCCGGCGAAGCGCAGGCAGGCGTGGGAGGTGGCTCCTTTGGCACGCCGCCTGGGTTCAATGCCGGATGCCCCGGAGGTGGCGGTGTAGGCGGAGCCAATGGCGCCGCAGGCGGCAACGGGGCCAATGGCATGGTCATTCTGGAATGGCTGGCTCCTTGATGGATGTCTCGCTTCCCAATGTGCGCATGCCCCTGATCGACGATCAGGGGTGTATGACTTCGCCGTTCTATCGGTATTTTCAGAACGCCAACCAAAGTTCTGGCCAATCTGAGGCGAAGATCCAATCGGAGATAGTACAAATCGCGACGGCGCTGGGGTCGCCTGACGGCACGGTAGCCAACATCCCCGACGTCAACTTCAACGACTTCTTGTCCAAAAGCACCACGATTAACGGGCGCGATGCCATATCAACTTCGGGGTCGCTTTCTTCAGGACTGGTAACCATTTCCTTGTTGGGTGATGTGGAAACGCCGCCTCCGTTATCGTTCTATGGTACGATGACTGGTTCTAGAGGATGGCAACAATTCACATCCAACTTCGCCAATGCATCCGGACAGCTTGATCTCTCCAAGCCTGGCAATTCAGGAGCCGGTACTCTCCAAGCCGTCACGGTGGATGCTTACGGCCGCATAACTGGCACACGCGCGGCGACAATCACGGGGACGGCTGGCCGCATCACGGTCGCCAACGGAGACGCTTCTGCGGGCCTCCCAACCCTTGATCTTGCCACGGTCGCGGATGCCGGTGGCGGCGCACTGTTGCGCTTCGTGCGAGACGCGTGGGGACGCATCAGCGGAACCGGCGCGGCAACAACCGATGATCTGACCGAAGGCAGCAACCTCTACTTCACCGCCGCTCGTGTTCTGGCATCGATCCTCACTGGACTGTCCATCGCCACGAACGCGGTCATCACCGCCGCCGATACCGTGCTGTCGGCTCTCGGTAAGCTGCAAGCGCAGATCACAGGTAACGCCGCGATCCAAGCAGGCTACATCGACGGCGCGAAGATGGTGTGGAACAGCGGGACGTCGATCAGTGTTAGCAGCGGCTCGATGTACATCCAGAGTCTGTCGCGCGTCGTGCAGTTTCCATCGACGCTGACGCTCTCCGGACTGAGCCTGACCGCCTCAACGTGGTATCACCTGTACGGGTATTTGAATGCGGGAACGCCGTCGATCGAGCTGGTGACGACAGCGCCGGGAGCGCCCTATAGCGGCACGGCGAGGTCAAAGACGGGCGACACGTCGCGGCGGTATTTAGGCTCAGTTCTCACTAACACATCGGGCCAAATTTATAATTTTTCGCACAGTCCTGAACGAGGATCAGTTTTCTACCAAGTCAGTATTGTAGCGGCCCCATTCCTAGTGGTTGTTGGGACGGCAACAACGCCAACCACCGTTTCTTGTTCTTCAGTTGTGCCGGTGACATCGACGATAGCCACTCTAACTACAGTAAATAATGATGCAACAGCAGTTTGCATCGTTGGAAACTCAATTATTCCGCCATCTGGAACCGGACCGCTCTGGCTTGACCAGATGAAGCCAACGGGAACTGAAACATTTGAATTTACGTTGGACAGTTCGCAAGCATTTCAATACATGTTCACTTCTTCTGTATCAGGATCGTTTGTGGCTCGTGTTAAAGGGTACTTTTACGAGCGATGACCATGTACGCCATCACTGCCACCAGTTATCGCGCCATCGCCGATGCTTCCAACCTGCAGCCGGGTGAGACTGCCGTAGACGAGTTGCCGCTATCGCTACTTGCGTTCCTGCAGGGCGCCGAACTGCGCCGGAAGCGCGATGCCATGCTCGCGGCCTGCGACTGGACGCAGAGCGACGATTCGCCGCTCGATGCCCAGGCAAAGACGGTATGGGCGTCCTACCGCACGGCGCTGCGCGATGTGCCTCAGCAATCTGGGTTTCCCGACTCCGTGAACTGGCCGACGCAGCCATGACCGAAACCACACACCGTCTCCGAGATTCCGTGCGCGTCGTTGCCGAAGTGCTAGCCGCGGCGTCCATCGTATGGTTGGGACACACCGTCACTACGCAGACCACGGCGATCGCGCTGTTGGCCCAACAGGTGACGCAACTGCAGACATCCCTGGTCAGCATGCCGGAAATTTCCCGCGAGCTGGCTCAAGTGCAGGTGGAGCAAAGCGAACACGAACGCCGCATCACGCGGCTGGAAGACGGCAGCACAAAGGCGCAGAGGTGGACTCGATGAAGCTCATTCCTAATTGGAAACAGGCCTACAAGTTGTTTTCTGCGCAGGCCCATGCGTTTCAGGCGGCGATTGTCGGTACGTGGCTGTCGCTTCCCGATAGCATGCGCGCTTACGTCCCCGCAAAATGGGTTGTCGTCGCCGTTGGCATTGCCGGCGTTCTCGGCCTTGCAGGCCGACTCATCGACCAGAGCAAATCCGATGCCTCGAATCAGCTCTGACCAAGCCGGTGGTGTGAACCGCTGCGCCTTCCTCGATGCCATCGCTTACAGCGAGATAGGGCCGGCACTGCTCGCGGTTTCGGATGACGGCTACAACGTGATGGT